CTGACCTCGAACGTCAAGCCGTAAATCTTGCCCCCTTTAATCGTCCACTGGACCTTGTTCCCCTTGAGGCGCCAATAGCGCGGGGTTGTGCCGTCCGTGGTCAACTCGTTGGGGAAGAGGCTGCAAACCCCGGAGGGAAACTGAAACACGTTCGCGACCCCATCGCAGGACTCGATGAATGCGGCCCACAGCGCGCCTTGCGCCGCCGTCATGGACGCCATGGAGACGGAGGCCTCTTTCCAATTCGCCTGCCAATCGTAGGTCTGTTGCTGCGCGGTAAAGGGATTCGTGTTCGCGCCCGCAACGGCGTTGTGCGCGAACTCCAGGGACGCCGGCGCCGGCGGATCGGTGGGCATCGAAACTATGGTCCATCCCAGGTACGTGGACATTACGCTTTCGCCCTCTGGGGGACGCGCCAGGACCGCTGCGCGTTGGCCCGTACCGCGGTGGCCACCGCCGATTGATGCGTGGCTTCGAGCGCCCGCGAGATCCGATTGGCCGCGCCCAGGTCCGCGCCGCGGGCGTCGATGTTCCAGTTATGCGTGTCGCCTCCGCCGCGCATCTTGCTCATGGGCGTAATCGTGCCTGCTGTGCGGGGGCTGAAGAACTCCGGCTCATGCTCGCCCACCACGTAGGCGCCGCCAGGGTCCACGTCGCCGCCCCCGGCCATGAAGGTGATACTGCTGCTCACCGCTTCGGTAAGTCCCGAAGACGCGCCGGCACCCCCAGCAGAGAAGAGGCCCTTGAGCAGCCCCGCCAGGCCACTGGATCCGGCGCCAACCAGTCCAGCCAAGTTCTGGAAGTTACCGGCCGACACTGGAGCGCCCGGCGCGCCCGGCTGGTTGTCAACCAAGACGTGGACCGCATCGCCGGGGTTCCCCGTCGGCTTGTGCGCCTCGACATCCTTCTTTTTCCCGAAAATCAGGTCCCCGAGCTTTCCGAGCCCCTGATGCATCAGGCTCTTCGTGCTCTCCTTGACCATCTCTTCACCGAGGCCTTGGAGCATCTTCCCGAAGTTTGTTTTCTGCCCGGTGAGCAACTTGGCAAGCTGATCCGAAACCCTATCGAGCCCGGAGGTCATCGCGTCATAGAAGATGTTCCCCGCGGTCTGAGCTTGTCCCTGCATCTCGCGGAAAAAGTCTTTGACGCCCTTCTGCCGGGTTTCCGCCTGTTTCTCCGCCAGTTCATCGTCGAGCCGGTCCACCGCGAGCTTGCGCTCCGCTTCGAGCCGCTGCTTTTGCAGGGTTGCCAACAGGATGCCCTGCTGGTTGTTGTCCTGCTGTGCGAGCGCGAGTTGCTGGTTGGCAAGGGCGATCTGCTCGCTGTACTGGGCCGCAATCGCCGCCCGCTCCGGAGCCTGTTGGAGTTGTAGCGTGGCCACCGGATTTGCAGCCGCGCCGGGAGCCAGGGAGATCATGCGCGATTGGTGCTCAATCGCCAATTTGTCCTGTTCGGCGATCAGCTTTGCAAGCGGTTCGGTGACTTTCGCCAGAGCCTTGCTGTAGTCCTCAAGTTTCTGCTTGCCCGCCTTGATCGCATCGCTGTCAAATTCACCAATCGCTTTGTACGCCTTCAGCCCCAGGCTCTCCCATTTCACCGCCGATTCCCCCAGCAGCTTGTCGTACTTATCCATCTCCTCGGAGTAGGTGGCGAGACGTTTGGCGTCGTAGATCTGAGCAACCACCAATAGGTTGGCTTTGTTGGCTTCCCCTATCTCGTTCAGGTGGTCGATCTCCGCCGTTTCCTCAGCGTCGATCTTCTCAAGTCCGGTGAGCCTGGCCGCCTGAGCCTTGGCGAGTTCATCCGTCAGACGAATAAGTTCCGCCTGGTCCCTGTCGCGGCCTTCCTTGCCGACTTCAAGCCCCGATTTACGCCCGGCCAGTTCCCCGTGCTGTGTCTCCAGGGCCGATTGTTTCATCTGGTCCTGAAGATATTTCTGCATCCTCCGGGCCGCCTCATCTCTGGCGGTAGTGTCCTCGAAAACGGGCGCCCCCACAAGGAGCGATTGAGGTAAAAGTTTCGGCGGTGTCTGCTGTACAGCGTTCACCTTCTCGATAGCAGAGGTGTACAGGTTGGAAATCCGGCTGGCCTCTTCTTCGGTGAGGCTCTTGACGAGACCTTTATCTCCCGCCTTCACCGCCTTGGCGATTTTCTCGCTGTATTGGTCTGTGACGGTCTCGATTGCAGACTGCAATGTGCTGAAGATTTTCTCCAGTTCGCCGGTCCCGGCCTGCCCAAAAGCTTCTTTTACCCAGCCGACGCTCTGCTCCTTCAGTAGCTTCCCGAGACTGCCTAATCCCTTTTCCAGGGACTCCGCCAGCTTATCCGCGGCCTGCTGTGCTTCGAGCAGCATCACCTTCAGGGTGTTCTCATGCTTGCCCTCCAGCTTGGCAATGTCGTTTTCCAGTCGAGCGTTTGTGATCTCCAGCGTGTCGTTTGTGAGTTGAAGCGGACCCTGAATATCGCGGAAAGCGCTAGCGATCTTCTTCGGTCCATCCTCCATCTCCTTGAAGAAGTCGTAAACCTTCTTTCCGACCTCTCCAATCACGCCAGCGAAGGCGATGGCTCCGACAACCGGAAAGGCAGCCTTGAGCGCGGTCCCCATGCCGGGTATCATTCCCACAAACGCATCCGCCGCGCGCCGGTTGTTGGTGAAGTTTCCCTCCAGGGTCTTCATGGCAGCGCTGACAGCTTTGTGCTCGCCAACGCCGGTAGAGCCAAACTCACGAAGTTTGCCTTTCGCGGCTTCGAGGTCAACCACAAACTTCGAGGTGCCAGCGGAAATATCTATGACGATTTGTCCAGCTTTTGCGGGCATATTAGGCCACCTTCACTCCCGGAATTCCTTCCCTTAAGGAGCCTTGCAGTGATTCTCCAAACGCCTCAATCGCCGCCTCACCGGACTCCGCCGCCGCGGGGCGCATGAAGGGATGGGCCGCTACAAGCTTTCCACTGTCCGCTTTCTTCGGTTTGTGTCCCACCTGACGGTGACCATACTCAACCATCCGGGCGATGTACCCCTGCTTCCCATACCCGATCTGAGCCTCACCGCCGCGTCCGTTTGCGTCCAGGGCCACATCCGATATGAGGTGCTCTTTCAAGCTTCCGGTAAGCACGGGGGTGTGCGCTTCGAGCGCCTGAACCACGGGCACACAGGCCGCCGTGAGCGCCTTTCCGATAGCTCCCTTGGCGATATTCGCGGGCGCCGCCGTGAGCCAAGCGCAGGTCTCCTCTATGCCGGATATGTCTATGCTGAATTCGTCCGCCATTTATGAAGCGCTCCCCCGGTTGCCCCGGTTGAGCCTTCGGCGGAGCTTGGCTTCGATCATGACCGCGGCAAACAAGAAGCCCAACCCGAACGGCCACCCGAAATGCCACCACAACACCAAACTGAGAGCGATAACCAGCATTTTCGATCCTCTTTCCGTTTCAAACACGCTAAGGCCCGGTACTGTACCCCACCGCCGCCGGCCTGGCCGCAACGGGTTACCCGATCAAAACTCGACTACAGTTACATGTTTCGGCGTGGAAAGGCCCCGCGGCGGGCCGCATGAACGGATGGGCGGCCACGGGAGCATGAATGTCCCGCAGTTTTCCGAGCACCTTATGCCCGATCATCCGGTGACCGTATTCCACCCAGTTGGCGACATGCCCCTGGTTGCCAAAGTTGATGCAGGCGTATCCGCCGTAACTATCGGTATCGAGGCCAATGTCAGTGCGGAGCGCTTTTTTCAGATCTCCGGTGATCTCCGGCGTGACCGCTTCAACCGCTTGGACGATGGGGACGGCAGCCGCGGCAAGCGCACGCGCAATCCCCACCTTGGCGGTTTCCTTCGGCACGCGATCCAACATCGCGCAGGCTTCCGCGATCCCTGATATGTTGAAACTGAACTCGTCAGGCATTGATTTGGGACGCCAGGAATGCGCGGACCCTTGTCGCCACACGTCGGCGGTTCACTCGCCGCGGTTTCTCTTTTTCCCTCTCTCGACGCGATGGCATGAAATCCGCGGCGCAGAGCGGCTCCTTGAGGGACTTCATACTCCAGTTGGCCACGGCCGAGGCGACGGTCCCCGCGAGCAGCTCCTGATGCTCGACGCGCTCCCGGTGCTGATCTATCAACAGGTGGAACTGGCGCGGGGTCAGGGCGTAGAATTCTTCATCCGTTAGCCCTAAATGCACCCGCGCCATCGACCAGCAGCGCGCCCAGAGTTCCCGATTGCTCAGCTTTCGGCCGGCGCGCTGGCCGCGGGAGGGTCCGCCCGTTTTGCTGGCATGGAGAGCCGGTAAGCCTTGGCCAATGCCTCCGTGATGGGCTCGATGGTATCCAACTGGATCAGGGAGCCAGCCTGTTCGATGGTGACCTTAGGATCCGCCACGGATATGGCCGCGTAGAGCAGGCCGCGCAGTTGCAGCGCCGTGAGATCAAGCAGGCTTTCGAGGCCGGCCAGCAGATTACAGCCAGCGACGTGCTCCGCCTCAGCAATGGCGTTGAAGCTGTACGACAGGCGATAAATCTTCCCGTCCAGTTTCAACTCGGCGAATTCGATGGTGGGATCCGCCGCCGTTCCGGCAACGCTATGCTTCGCCATTTTAGCTGCCGACGGTGAGAACGATCGGTCCCGAAACCTTCAACTTCGCCTGGGTGGAGATCTTCTTGTCGGCTTTCACCGTCCCGAGGTCGTTGAACTCCTCAACCATGGCGGAGAACGCGAAAGCATCCCCGGTGGTGCTCTGGCCGGCCGCCTTGGGCAACGTGATCTTATACTGCTTGATCGTCGGCGGAAGTGCGTTGAAGGATGCGAGAACCGCCGCCTGGCCGGCGTCTCCCGAAACCCGGTTGAGGGTCAGTCCCCAGGAGCCAGGGGTAAGAATCGTCGGGATGAACTCCTCCGCCGAACTTTGCAGGTTTGTGGCGTCATCCGATTTGTTGGTTTTCCCCGATTGGGCGATATCGGAAATTTCTCCGACCGTTGTCCAGATCGCGGAACTGACGGTACCTGTGTTGATGGCCAGAATGCTTCCGTTGCCACTCTGGGCCTGAGTCGAAGTGTAAGCCATGTCTTCTCCTTAGATTTGGTCGTAATTCACGAGATATTCCAGCGTCCGCACGTAACTACGATTTGCATCGCTGAATCCGTCAATAAAGGGCGCCATGCGGAAGATTCCCTGTACCACCGTGTGATCGGCGTCCGGCAGCACTCCCGAATAGCCGCCGCGCAAAATCCCGTCGATGGCCCGGGCGAGCGTGATAGCGTCGGCCATCGCATACCCGTGGCAATCGATCTGAAGCTCCAAGCCGGTAAACGGGTCCTGGCCCTGGAGAGTGTACGTTGGCTCGGCAACGATGCAGCGGTACGTCCAAGCCATCGTCGAGGCCGAGGAGATCTGATCCTTGGGTAACTGAACGGCGAAGCCTCCCGGCACACCAGGGAGCGCCGATGCGATACCCTGCTGGACCAGCGCTACAAGTCCAGCCTCGATCATCTAAGCGCCTCCTCGGCGCGATGAAAACGCCGCATGTACGGATTCCCCGCCAATTCTTCCCAGGCCAGGCCCCCGATCACGCGCCCGCTCACATTGTCGGCGTGGTTCGTGGCGTAGAGCAGATCGCGGCCGTCAACCGCTATCGCGGCGCCCGCGTGTTCTGCGGCGGCCCAGAAACGATCATCTTCCCCGCAGCCCACCGCTTCGAATCGATGTCCCTGCCACCATTCGCGGCGGTAGCATAGAGACGTTCCGGTCACCAGGCCGTCGGTCTTGTGAAGCCTCCACCAGCCCGAGCTCGGCCGGGCCTTGCCGTTCTCCACCACGCGCACGTCGCGCGTTTCGCGGACCAGGATCGTGTGGTATGCGGTTACCTCCTTGCCCGTCCGCTGGAGGCGTCGAACCTGATCGGCAATACGGTCCGGGGCACTGTAATCGTCATCGTCGAAGTGGCAGATTATCTCGCCGCGACTTTGCTCGCAGCACAGATTTCGCTTTTCGCCGAGGGTCAACCCGCGCCGAGCTTCAAAATGAAAGAGGACTTGCGGGTCGCCAACTGGGATCAGCCCCACGGACTCATCCTCGGAAATGATCCACATTTCCTTGTTGGGCCAGCTCTGCTGCTGAAAGCTATCGATGGCGCGCGGCAGCCATTCCCGGCGCCGCTCGGTAGTGGGGCAGATGCAGGACACGAGCGGCACATTGAAAAACTCCCGATAGGCGCAGGCATTCTCTGGGATGTATGTAGTATTGAGTTTGAG